TAGAAGCCCTGCCAGACCCATTCTTGCGTTTCGCTCATGGCAACGCTCCTACTAAAAATTGCAGTTCTGCATCGGACACGGAATAGGGCAGGACGCGAAAGCGCTCAATTTCGCCCCACAAAAAAAACGTTGAATTGAAATTAATGCCAACGCGAAGCGAGGTTAATCCAGTTGTCGGCCCACCAGTGACTATTAAAGGTGTCGCGCCATTTAATGAAAAAGCTACTCTGCCTGCACCATCTATAGTCATGCCAACCCTAAACAAAACATTAGCTGTTAGATTGCCAATAAGCCCTCCTGTGGTTACGCCGCCCGTCACTCTTTGCCCGTTAAGGTTTGAACCGCTGAAGTTTCTAATCTGATAACCATTATTGCCTGTTCCATCATCAATATGCAAAATGCGATGATCAGCCCCTGAAGTGGCAGCTAATTGTGGTAGAATGCATGAAGAAAGCACAGTGCAAGCGCCATTGGCAGCGATACCAAGGCTTGATAGCGAAGCAGTCACAGTATCAGCGCCGCGCGTTGCGGCACCCGACGAAACTTCAACATAAGACGTGGCGAAACCGCCCACTTCAAGCTGCGCCCGCGTCACCGTGCCGGATACCGTTAGTGTCAGCGTTCCAGCCGTTGGCGTAAAGGTCAGCGCCACACGGTTATTGGCGCCTGTGCCGTTCAACGTGCCAGTCGCCACGCCGGAAAGCGTAATAGACCCCGTGCCGTAAAGCGTCAGCGTATGCGCCGCCGCTGTGACTGTCACGTTTTGCGTAACCGGCGCAGCCATATTGTTTATGAGATTAGTGCCTTGACCCTCAATCAACAACCGCTGCGCCGATCCAGTAAAGCGCGGCACATCGGCGCCATAGAACGTCAGGCCATCATTCGTGCCATTGACCGCGCTGGATTGAACGCCCGCCAACTGAGCGCGAGTAATGACAAAAGGCGCACGCAAAACACCAGGCCGCACAAAAGCCGTCGCATCTTCGGCAAAAGGCATCATCATCGGAATTGAGATGCCGATCCCGATCATATCAGTAGAGCGCCACGATGCTTGTTGCCGTGGTCGCGGCCATCACGCGGCGCGCGCTCACCGGCAGGATAGTGCCGGCCAGAACGCCGGAAAAGGTCACAGACACGTCACGGTTAGGCATCTGCACCACCACGGAACCAGTGCCGCCGATGTATAGCGCGCGGCAGTTAAGCTCCGTGCTATCGCTTGGCGTTACGGCTGATGCGCCGCTCGCCGGGAATGTTTCGCTCATTCGTAATCCCCTCTCATGGCCGCGCGCCGCTGCAAGTGCCGCCGCGCCAATTCGCCAAGGTTGATCTGTATTCCGCCAGGCGCCGCCTGGATGGCAAAGCGCGGCGGGTCGGGCGGCTTTTCAGGCCGCAATTCACGCCATGCCATCGCCATGTAGCGAAATGCGTCCGCCGTATGGCTGGTCCAATCGTGGCGCGGCTCGTCACGAAACACGCGCTTTTTTTCGTCATAGTCGGCCCGGTATTGGCGCAGCGCCTCCAAGCCCTCGCGGCACTTGCTTTCGTCAAACCAGCACCGCGCCATTGTCACGCGCGCCGCGTTGATCCCGTCCATGACCTTGCCAGCGCGCAACACGCGCGGCACTCGCCCGGTCAAGTCGCGGAATGTCTCAATCCGCGTTCGGCCCGTGCCCAAGTCCCGCGCCTTGGCGTCATGCGGCAGGTAATCGTGCCCGTATTGATAGCCCTTAGCAGCCAGCACCGCCGCGTAATGCGGCAAGCCGTGGCCATTGGCCTCATAATGATCAATCACCCGGATCTGGTTTGCCGCCACCTGGAAGAACCAGATGGCCGTGCTGTCACCAACACCCAAGTCCCAGGCCGTATGCACCCGCAAGGCCGGGTCCGCCGGCACATGGCAGATTCGCCCGGCATCTTCCGCCTCCGCAATCTCGCGACCGTAATAGGCGCCGATAATCGCCGCGTCGAAGCTGCATTCCCACTCTTGGGCGTATTGCTCCGGCGTCATAATGTCCCGCGCGGCTTCCAATTCCGCCGCCGCGATTAGGCCGGTCTCAGAAGCCCGCAGCATGGCCCGAAACCAGTCCGGCGCAGTGGCGCCTTCCCATATTTCCCAAAAGGCATTGCGGCCCTTGGGCGTCCCGATGAACGTCGCCCAGCCTTCGCGGTCTGCAAGCGCGGGGCGGATTACCTCGGACCAAGCCGCCGGCGGCATATCGGCGTATTCATCCAGCACCACGCCATCAAGATACAAGCCGCGCAAGCGCTCATAATTGTCAGCGCCATAAAGCCGGATGCGCGCCCCGTTTGGCAGGTCACACCGCAACTCGCTCTCGTTCCAAGTCGCGCTTGGTATGGCCCGCGTGAATTGCTTCACATAGCCCCAGGCCACGTCCTTCGCCTGAACGTACAGCGGCGCCACATAGGCGAAGCGAGGGTTGCGCTTGGTGCATCGCAAGGCCGCGTCCACCAAATCCGCCACACATGCCACCGTCTTGCCCGCGCGCCGATGCGCCACAAGGCAAGCCCAGCGTTCCCGGCGCCGATGGAATGGCGCAAATTGCTCCCGCGCTCGATAGCCAAGGTCAATCACGCGCGACATGGTCAATCCTCCGCGCGGGGCACTCCGGTCACGATGGTGAACGCCATCGGCGCGTCAGGATCGCCGGAAATGGTTTGCTTGCTTTCGGGTGGCGCGATCCGGTTTAGCAAGTCCACCGCCGCCGCATGGCCTGCCGGATGCAACACGTCCGTCGCCCGCGCCAGTTGCGCGTCAAGGATAGCGTCTTTCCGGGCCGCGATGCGCGCCTTAATCTCTGCCGCAACCTCATGGCCGGCGCGCTTGGCGTCCGGTGAAGGCTGCGCCTCGCTGGTGAAGCCGTCGCGCCCGTTCCCGCGCCTGGCGCCCTTGGCAGGCCCGCCATAGCCTGGGCCGTTGCCTTTTGGCCGGGTCGCGCTGGTGCGACCGCCCATTAGTATTTCTTGCCGCCCTTGCGCTTCGTGCCCATCGGATCACCTCATGAAAAAACCCGGCAGCCTTGTGGGGCTCCGGGCGCAGAAAACCAGAATGAGGGACGCCTACAAATAAATCAGGGGCTTGTCAAGCGCGAAATTGCCCGGCCCTGACCATCACGGCAATCTTGCCAACCCCTTGGACCGTGTTGACGCTTGCGCGCTGGTCAGGTCGATCCGCCAGCCGGGCGCCAGCGTTGGAAGCTTCCAAAGGGCATTCAGTCACAACCCTGCGTAGAGTTGTCGCGCATAAACGTCAGCAGCGCCACCACCGGGCCTGGGATAGCCCGCGAGCCCTCACACCAGCGGCGGACGGTGCGGGCGTCCACCATGGCTAGGCGCGCGAAGCCGGCCTGGGATAGCCCAAGGTCGGCAAGGGCGGCGCGGAATTGGTCAGGGGTCATGCGTTGAGGTACCCGCGCATTGCTTCGGCGGCAGCAATAGGGCTCATTGGATAGGCCCCAATGGTGCGGCGCCCAGCTTTTGGGACAAGTTGAGCAATTTGGATTGTGTCGATATAGCCTTCTGCGTCATATTGCACTTCAACCTTAGCGCCGGTCGCAAGCATTACGCGGACAAGTTGCTCAAGTTCTTTGGTGCTGGTCATTGGTCTATCTTTCGTGCCAGCCGGGCTTGATTGCCCTTGCTGATGTCCCTTTGTAGGGCCATTGGTCCGGCACGTCAAGCGAAAAACACAGCCGCGCCGAAAAAAAATACAGCCAGCACCAAAAAAAATACAGCGGCCAAATACACAGCCCAAATTGGGAAAGCTGGCCTCATCACATCCCCCAAACCGTCGCCATTCTACCCAGCGCATCCCGAAACGCCTCGGGCGCCAGGCGCTCAGGCCACAGGTTCCACCCGATCACCTGCCGGGCGTCATGCACCAGCGCCGGCCCTATCGCATCATCAGCCAGGCGCAGATCGGCCAGCGCCGCGACCTGCCCCATGGTCGGGCCATATCCCCCGCCGCTGCCACGCACTCCCACCTTCGCTCCGTCCGCCACCTCAAGCCGGTGAAGGTATCGGTCCGCCGCTTCGTGATGCTCGTCCGTCAAGAACCCGATCACCCAAAGCTGATGGTAAATCACCTTGCGCCGCGCGGCGCGTATCACGGGCGCAGAGGGCGCTTCTGGGTCTGTGCGGTAGCCTAGTAGCACCCGCCCCGCCAAAATGCCTTGCACCGGCCCAAAATCGGCTTGGATTGGCGTTTCAGGGCGGCCCCGGCCCCGTTTGGCCGCGCGCGGAGCGTTCATTGGCGCTTCTCCATCTGCTTGCGGGCTGTCTTTGCCCACTTCTGCCACCGCTCGGCCTTAGCGGTCAAGTATTCCCGATCCTGGCCCGGTTGCGCGCGGGCGATGGCCTCTAGCGCCGCCTCGGCCTTGGCGACGCCAATATCCATCAGTTCCTCATCCACATGGCGCCGCGCGACGTCAGCCGGACCTAGCGCCATTTCCGGGGCGTCCGGCTGGCGCGCGGGATGAGGTGTGATGCGATTGCGCTGGTTAGGCCGGCGGGCGGTGGCCACGGCTGGCCCTCGGCGGTCCATTGGTCAAACGCGGCCTTGATGCTGGCCTTGGTCGGGTATGCGTCGGCTGGGTCTGGTTGTTTTTCATCGTTGCGTTTTTTTAACGCTTGGGAAGCGGGACAAGGGACGCGGGACATTCCAGACCCCGAGCCATCGGGACATTGGACCCCCCCCTTTAGGGGGGGGGTTCCATAATGTCCCGGTTCATGGCCCTCGCCGCCGGTCAAAATGTCCCGATTGTCCCGATTTGTCCCGGCAATGTCCCGGTCGTTTTGAGGGGTGAAAAGCAATAATTGGTTGCGTTCTGCTATCATTTTAGACGGCCCAAACCAGCCCATAATGCACCCCTATTTTGCTCTTTTGGGCCAGCCCTTCGGCGGCCCGATTGAATGCCTTTTTGGCCGCCTCATGGCTATCGGCGGTTGAGCGTGCGAAAAATTCCTCACGCCATGCTTGCCTACTTGTGGCGGTTTGCACCCCCGCTTGGATGGCTTGCATGGGTGGCGTTTCCGGGCGCTTTGCCATCACATCATGCAGGATGCGTAGCGCCATACTCTCGCCATTGGTGAGGCTGGCGCGGGCTTCCTGCGCCATCGTCTCGGCAGGAGTCACGATGCAGGATGTGACGGGCTTGCCGCGATGGTTTTTGCCGAGTTCCACCCTCTCCAAGCTGAAGGTCCATACGCCGTCAATCTCAAGCTCGCGCTGCTTGGTGACGCGGGCGGTGGACGGGCTGTTGACGTCGGGGCGGCTGATCTCGATCTCGGTGTCAGTGGCGGCGCGTAGCAGGCTATGGCCCCGCGCGCCTTGGGCTTGGTCCTTGCCGCTATGGTGTATCCATGCCACATGCGCGCCGGTTGCCTGCCGGATGCGGTCGCTGTTCATCACCAGCGCGCCCATATCCTCCGGGGCGTTCTCGTTGCCGCCGGCCATGGCCCGGCTTAGCGTGTCCATCACCACCAGGGCGACCGGCTGGCCCATCTTGGCGGCGGCTTCCTGTATGGCTTCGATCAGGCGGGACGTGTCGGCTTCCGGGTTCAATAGGTTCAGCGCCACCGGGATAATGGCGAAAGGCAGCGGCGCGCCCTCCACCCCGTAATGCTTGGCCCAAGCGGTCACGCGGTTGCGAATGCCGTGACTGCCTTCCAAGGCGCAATAGATCACGCCACCCTGATCCACCTCTCGGCCATTCCAGGGCTTGCCTAGGGCAATGTGCAGCGCCAGGTCGGATGCAAAGAACGTTTTGCCGCAGTTGCTTGGCCCATAGAACACTGACATGGCCGCCCTGACCAACAACCCTTCCACAAAGTCATCGCCGGCAAGCGCGGGTTTTACATCTTGGAAATAGACCAGCGGCAGGCCGGTGCCGGGCGCATCCGGGGCGACCCGTTCAACGTCGATCGGCGGCGGCTCCGGGTCCGGTTCTGCGCTCCAATGGTCCGGGGCTGCGTCGCGCGGCGGCGGCTCGGGGCGGGGCTGGTACTCCTCCACAATAGTCCGCCGGATCATGGGCGCGGGCGCTTGGCGCGGCTTGGCCACGCCAGCCCGAAACGCCGCGCCTAGGGTTTTCTGCGCTGCCGGGTAATCTTCGCAGCGTGAGGCTATGCCCGCCAATGCGGACGCCAGAGCGTGAAGGGCTGGGCCTTCCGCAAGTTCACCGGCTGCGACTAGGCCGCCGATGCTGAACGCCGCCCGGTTTAGGGTGTCATGCTTGGCGCCGTCCGAGGCGCTTAGGATGGCTTGGCACTCGTTGTCCAAGGCTTGCAGGCCGTAGCGCGTCCCGTCGCCAGATTGGCGGGGCGGGCTTGGCGGGCGCGGCGCTATGGGCTGCGCTTGCGTCACAGGCGGGTCTATCAGGTCCAGCAACCACGCGGGCGCCTCTGCAATGGTGGCAGGGTCCACCACGTCATAACCATCGGACGGCGGCGCGATGATGTAGCCTCCGGTGCCGCGCACATCCACACCGGGACCGACCTTGCTGGCGCTGTTGCGGATCGCGCGCCCGGCGGGCATGGCGAAGAGCAGGTGAACCCCGCCTGACCGCGTGCGGTGCCGCCGCGTCTGTGGCAAGCGCTGCTCATGCGCTGCCAACCATTCCAGGCCTTGGGCGCCATTCTTGCAATCCAGGTCCAACACGAAAAACCCGGACGCCTCGCCGGTTGGAATGCCGATCATCGCGGCATTGCGGAAGCTGCGGCGGATTGTCTCCGGGTCGCGTGTGGCGTCTCGGAAACCATGCGCCGTCATGGGGCGCTTTTGGGCATCACAGGGAAAGACGGGAAGGCCCATCTCCGCCGCTAGCCATTCAGCGGATTGTATCAAGCTCATACAATGATCACCCTGTCATAAATGCCGTGGATTGTCTGGCAGTCCT